GAGCGATCTTCGCCTTGATATAAAGCCGGTAAGTCGTGTCGTCGAGAATCGGGCTCGCGCCACCGGTAGGTTGAAAACCGACCTTCCGGTTCGCTCCGGCGATCGCTCCGCAGACGTCGAGCTGAACTCCGAGCGCGTAATCGACATCGAAGACCGTGTCCATCTGAACTAGACACTGAGAGACGTCGTCGAACTTCTTCGCGAGAAGATAGAGAAAGGCGTTGAACTTTGGCGAGTTCGGCGATCGATACTCTGACGTCAGAAGATCGATGTAATATCCGATCGGCATCGTCTCGATCGGCTGGTTACCGTAAAGGCCGGAGCCGTATCCGCTCGTCCCCCATGTCTGCTTATGAGCCATAATTAAACGCTCGTGATCACGATGTTCGCCGTGATTCCCTGAGCAACCTTATAGAATAAAAGCGGAATGTCAGCCGTCCCGACCGGAGCCGGAGCGATCCCCAACGTGAGAGCCTGAATCGAATAGATCGGAGCCGAAAGGTTCGGATTAACGGACATCGCTATCGCGTAAAGAGCCGAGAGCGTGACGGTCTCTCCGATCTCAAGGCTGTTCAAGTAAGTGACGACCGCCGCCTGAATCTCGTCGAGAGTCGTCGACGTCGCGCCAGTTCCCGGATGAACCGAGAGCGAGACGTATATCGGAACGTAAACCGGACGAACGAAGCCGATAACCGTCACTTGTCCGGTCTCTGGATCAGTCACGTTTACGAGTGTCATAGCCGTCGCCGTCGCCGCCTGAGTGTTACACCCGATCGTCTTCTTCAGGAAGATCGTCGTCGCGATGTCGAGATCGGTTCCACCTTCGACGACGATCGTGATCGAGTGTGGAAGGTTCCCGTATATGTCCGTCGCGCCTGTCGGGTTCTCGATCGGGTTGATCCGCGTCACTCCGACGAGAGAAAGGATCGCCGCGACTGTCGCGTCGAAAGGAGACTGAGAAGGAAGCGAGACCGAGATCGCCTGTCGCCCTCTCAGATCGGCGTCCGGCTCGACAGGAGCTCCGACCGTCAAGGTCGATCCGGCGTTCGTTACCGATCGCCAGCCGCCGACAGGCGAAGCGATGATCGAGACGTCTCCGGCTTCGACCGTGACGTTTCCCGGAGTCGTACATGTAGCGACGACGTCGATCGTTCCGGTTCCCGGTATCGTCACCGTTGCCGGAAGCGCCCACTGATTGCCGTTCGAGTCCTGAGCGAATCCGTTGTTGATGACCGTCCCGATGGCGCCAGTGACCGTCACCTGAACCGTCGAATATCCGTAAGGAAGGCGAGCGATCCCGTTCATCTTGACGACGCGATCGAGTCCGGCTCCGACCGCCGTCTGTGGAGATGCCTGATTGTATGCGAGCTGAACGGCTTGATTGACGTCCGACTGCTTCAGGGAAAGGATCGAGAGAAGCTGATAGATCGCCGAGTCAGGCCCGACATATTGATTCTGGCCGAAGATGTTCAGGAAGCCTTGAAGGTTATCGTCAAGGATGTCGTTATAGCTCGGAATCGTGAGTCCGGCTGGCCCGACAGTAGCAGGAGCGTAAGCCATTTAACTATCTCCCAAGTTCGCGGAGTCTCCCGGCGCGATCACGACCGGCGTCTCTCCAAAAGCTGTTTGCGCGACCGCTCGATAAGAAAATTCGCGAGTGGTTCGATTAAAGGTCGCGACGACTTCCTTCACCTGAGAAACATAAGGCGTCCCGGCGACGCGCTCCGTCAAGATCAGGCTCATCGTCGTCTGGTTTTTCGCCGATCCGGAGCTTCCGAGAATGTCCTGAAACATAGGCGTCCCTTCGTTCAGGTTCTCCCACCACTCTCCCTGAAAGAGCTTGACGCGAGTCTCGATCGCCTGAGCGACCGCCGCGAGATCGGAGAGAGAAGCCGCCGAGTTGAAGATCGGATCGTTCTCGGCATCGAGCCGAAGATAAGTGATGTTCGCCATAATTAGACTACCGGCCCGGAATTACCACCGCCAGATGTTACACCGGAATGCTCATGCAGCAAAAAGGTTTTTCCGTCGACCTTCGTGTCGTTCGCCGTCGACGCGATCGTGACGTGATTCCCCGTTATGTTCACGTCTCCGGTCGATACGATCGTCACCTTCGGAGACTTCATCTTGATCTCGTCGGCTCGAACTTCGACGACGACCGAGCCGTCGTCCGACCGGAGTTCGGCTGAGTCCGGAGAGTAGTCGGAGATCACTCGCGGCTGACTCCAAGGCCCGGGAACGCAGAAGCAATCCGTGAGATCGTGTCTCCGGCGCTCGAACTGATCTTGAACGCCGCCGCGAGTCCACCAAAGGTCGAAGCAATTATCGGAGAAGATAAGGAGACACTCGTCGCCTTTCTTCAAAGGAAGAGTCAAGGAGAACCCACCGGCCCTCGGAAGGACGACCGGCACGTTATAGATCAGCGGAAGCGTCGTGTTCACCGGCCCCGTTACCGGATTCCTGACGACTTCCGTGATCGCGATCTGAACCGTCGCGACCTGTCGGCCGACGTCGAACTCTTCGATGATCGCCGGAGCCGCGACGCGAAGGTCGGAGATAGCCTGTCGGACGATCTCTTTCCACTGAGACGGCTGCGCGTAGTTCACCTGAGAAGGAGTCAGCGCCTGTTGCGAGTTCGACTTGATTGTGCTCATCGTATCGCTCCCGGAGCGTTCGGAAGAGCGATCCCGAACAAGAGATTCTCGGCGTAAGTCGGCGTGTAGCCGGTGACTTCCGTATACCAGTCATGACCGCGACTGTCTCCGTAATGCCGAACCTGCGCGACGACGAACTTCAAGCTCGGCGAGAGCGGAGTCTGGACCGATCCATACGTCACCTTCGTCTGGCTGATAACCGCTCGGTTCAGCTTCGCGATCATCGGCGGGACTCTCACGATAAGACGCGGATCGAGAAGGACGCGAAAGATGACGCCGAAAGGAGTCTGACGCGGAACTCCGACGATGCTCTGAGTCTCGTTCGTCAAGGCTCCGGAAGGAAGGTATCCCGGTGGTGGCTTCGGAGAGAACGTCAGGAGATTATCGCTCGCCGCTTCCTTCTCCGAGTACATCTCCGTCATGTTCAACTTCTTTCCGTCCATCCAGCGCGAGAGAAAATTATCGTCAGCCATGTCGAAAAGATACCGGCTCACCTTCCCAAAACAAGTCTTCCCGCGAGGATACTGCTTCGCCGAGAGAAGCTCTCGCGCCTTGTCGCTCATGTTTACGGAGAAGTCGCCGCCGATCTCCGAGACCATCCGAGAGACGAGCTGCGCCTGACTTGAAAATTCTCCTTGCGCGAAGGCGATCACGTTGTTGTTGATCAACGGTATCGAAGCGATGCAGTGAAGCGTGATCTTGAAGTCGACGACGTTCTCGCGATCGAAGAGCGTCTGAAGAACTGGACCGTCCCAAATGATCGAAGACTTCGTCGGGCCGGACTGGAATCCGGCTTCGAGCGTCGCCCAAGTCGCGTTCAGGAGAAGGTTCTGAATCTCCGGATCGTTCAGGTTATAGATCGCGATGTCGGCGAACCAAAAAGGAGAAGGAAGCGTCGACTCTAAGACGTCGAAGGTGATCCGGAGAGCTTCCGGGTCCCATGAACTTTGAGAGACGATCTCGGCCTGAGCCGTCGACGCTCCCCCCCCTTCAAACGGAACCGGAAGAGAGCTGTTCGTGTCCGTTCCGGTCGCGTACTTGACCGTCAGCTTCCAAGCTCGACCCCATAAGGGAATGTTCGACTCGCTCATACCGATACTCCGACTGCCGGAGTGTCGTCCCACAGGAGAACGAAGTCCGATCCGAGATTGTTGATTCCCGGATAATCGGCGCTCCTGTTTCCGAGATTAAGAATATATGCGCTTCCGATCGCGAGATATACCTGTTGCGCGAGAAGGTTCGCGGAAGGATAAATGCCGGTGATCAGCGGAATCGATCCGATGAGCAAGTTTCCGGAAGAGTCGAAGATCGTCATGAGCCAATAGCCAGCCATCGCTGACCAGCTTATCGCGAGCCGGAGCGTGA